TTTCAGTATCTTTGATACATCTTGCTGAATCAAAAGATACGTGGAATGAAATAAAACTTGTTGGCATAAAAGAATATTTTCACAAGCAATACCCAGGGCTTGAAATCCATTATGATGTCGTAATGAGTGATAATCTACTAAAAGGACTTGAACAATATATCAAAGATAATCAAATAGATATAATAACATTAACTTCCTATAAGAGGAATATATTTGCACGATTATTTAACCCGAGTATTGCTCGTAAGATGATTTTTCATTCAGATACGCCGTTACTTGTTATGAACGGATGATCAAAAGAAATAGAATTTTAGTGTTTTAAACAGTGGAATGATTCATATTATGATGCAGCAAAATTATAAAAAATTATAATAGAAATTAAAATCAAATTATCTCTTTATTTTCTTGTATTTTTCTACGATATATTAGATTGTATTTTATATCCTCAATATTCATAGGCGGTAAGGAATCGTATAATAACGACATTTTTTGCTGCCTTTTTTCTGCAAGTTCAAGACGTTGTTTTAAGTAGTTTTCATCATAAGTTTCAAGGTATAAGTAACGGCATAGTTCATTAGCACGAAGACAGTTATCTATATATTCATTTTGTAGGCGGGTAGTAGACATAGTACGATAGTATGCAATATATTTAGGCATAGATTTAAGGCAGATTTGAGTAGGAAGAAACCAGTATTTTTTAAGGATAGTTTTTTCATTATCTTCAATATGGAATTTATAAGAAGGGTCCAAGACCTGAACAATAGAGATACGTTTAGAAATAAGATTACACAATTCAGTATAAGCATCACGAATTTGTTTAGGTAATACAACGGAAAGAGTAGGGAAATAGATACGACGAAAGTAAGCAGGCATAGTTACAGTTTGAGTATAACCCGTAAACGGGTCAGTAGCGGTTATTTTTGTATCATCAGGATGAGAACGATAATGTGCCAAGAATCTACGAGCATATTCAGCACCAAGACCACCATTTTTGCGAGAAGTAAGAAAGAAGAGAGGATTTTTACCAGCAGGCGGAATAAATTGTTTTTTCATATACTTCATAACATAAGAAATAGCACCTTGTTTACAAGGAAGACAGTAAGCAAAGCCGAGAGATTCCATAACGGGAGAACCGTCAGTATTATATTCACCTGTGAAGCAAGTCCAACAAGATTCTATAAAATGCAGAACGGAAGTAATAGTACGAAAATGTTCGGAATCATTAGGGAAGTTCCAGAGTATCACATGATAGTGCGGACGTTTAGATTTAGAGCCATATTCACCAACAGCGACATAACGAAGGTTATGAGATATATTTAAACGGTCTAGTTTGATACGTAGACGTTTGAAGAATAATTGCATTTCCTCTTTAAAGATACCACATTTAGGCAAATGTTTAGGATTATATGTAAGCGTAAGGAAGTAAGGCATAGAACTAGAAGTAGCATTTTCACAGATAGCACGAAAAGCCCATTCACGAGACTTTTTATCACGGCAGAGCTCACATTTACCACAGGGAACAAGTATAAACATAGGGAATGTTTCACCTGTATGTTTGTTAACTATGTAATAATCATCTATATTATCAGAAGTTACACCAAAACGATAGGGACTAAATCTCCATTCGGGAAAAGAGTATTTATAATACTCTGCAATCGAGTTAGAAATAGTAGTTTCACCTTTAGGAGTAACATAGGTTTTATATGTAGTAAGAAGATACTTAAGTTGAGCATTCCGAATAATAACAGGATTCTCACAATATATTTGTTTCATAAATTCACAGAAGGAATACTTAGAGCAATTCGCAACTGAAAGCTAGATTTAAAACGCTCATTTACAAAGGCGTGTCAATTGCTCTATATATATCGAGTTATAGCAGACGATTTTAGAAGAAATCGTAAAAAAGCGGGGTAACAACCCCGCTTATTTAAGTGGTGAAACTTTATCAATCATAAAGCCTAAAGCACGAAAACACTCAGACAACCAATGCTCAGAACCGTCAAGATTTAAATGAATAGATAAATCCATAAGCTTTTCATAATTATCCATTTGCAAAGCCTTAATCATCTCAGATTTTTGAGCATTATCCAACCGTCCATTAGCTTGAATAATCATTTCAGTACCTTGCTTCAAGAAAGTAAGAGCAGAAGTTGCATCATTTACATTTGTTCTTGAAATAGATTCTGCTATTTCATAAGGAAGAAGACCCAAAATACGCTTAGTATTAGCAGAATTAACACCAATTTTAGATAGAATCTCACGAATTTCATAACGTTGTTTATCTTTTCTTAAGTTATATTCAAGCATTGCTTGAACTTGTTGAAAAGTACGATTTTCCATTTGTGATTGCAAATCTTTAATCTTTTCTTGAGATTCTTTAACGCTTTGTTGCATTACTTTGATTTGCTCAACAGCTACTTCAATCTGTTTACCTTTCAAACCAGCATCAGCAAGTTTTTGTTTAACATCAGCTTCATTAATATCCGTTTGGCCTTTCAAAAGTTTAGGCAACCACTCATTATTAATAGTCTGACCAGTTGTTTCAGCAGCAGTTTTTTCTGCTTGGCTTTCGGCTAATTTTGCTTGAGCATTCGTTAAACGAGTAGTAGCAGCCTGCGAAACAATATCACCAATAGTACGTTTATTGGCAAGGTTAGAGACATCAGTAGATTGAGAACCTTCTCCAGCAGTCATTTCAGGAGAAGCACCAGACAAATTTTGTTGTCCGTACATCAAATCAGAATTCAAACCAGCAGCTTTATAACGAGCCATTT